TTTCAGTGTCGCATGGCCACCAGGTCGTCGCCGCGCTTCCGTCACACGTCAATGCTGCCGTCCAGCAGTTCCTGAAGGTCGCGCGCCGACGAACTGGTGGCCATGCTACAATCAAAAGGTTATGATGCACTAAGTGACCACATGGAAAAACCCGATTATAAATATCTGCTCAAGCTGCCAATGGACAGCGTGAGCGAGGAGAACGTGCAGAAGCTGTTGAAAGAAAAGGGGCAGAAGGAGTCGCAACATTCTGCATTAGAAGGCACGAGCATTGAGCAGTTGTGGCTGGCTGATTTGGCGGAGCTGCGCACCGAATACGTGAAGCAGGAGGAACAGCGTTTATCTGCTATAAGCACAGGTGCAGGAGCAAAAGCGGGATCAGCAAATACAAAGAAAATCGTCAAGGTCAAAAAGGCCTAAGAGATAGCAATCATTGGTTGGATTGAATTGTTTTGATTAAAATGTAATAAAAAATGTTTTTTATTGGGGTTATGTTGGTTAGTTTAATTTATTTATTGAATTTCTCTCATTTGGTGTCTTCAGATTTCAAAGAACCAATGAACAGGATGATGTCTGTTTTGCGGCAACGCATGTCCGAATGAGTGCTGCGATTTCGCGCTCGGCGCATGCGGGTGATGAATTGGCAATAATTTCTTGAACGCGTGCGGCGAGTTCCACCCCGATACAGCCCGTGTTGCGGTCAATGCAATGGCTCATATACATTAGTAATTTGGTCCATTTAGCGAGCCACACGGCGCCGGTCTTGCTGCGGTAACACCGAAATGCGACGACGCAGATGATACCGAAAATTCCGCAATACCCGGGGTTATAAGTATTTGTGCCGTAGTTGATGTTGTATTCCGGGGAGATGGAGGTATACGCTTTGGTGACATTTTTCAGAGTTGTTTGTGTTTTGGATTTGGATCCGGTTTTGGTTTTGTTAATGATTTTGGTGTGATCATCCAGGATGCGGATGCCGCAGAACCGGTTGCGCCCATTGGATTCAAATATCGCAAGGTTGTGCGGGTTGGACCGAATGGCGCGGCTTTTAATGAGGACGAGCGAGTGCGCATTGCCTCCTCGGTGCTGCATATTGATGATGCGGAAACTTTCATAGGGCATTGCATCGGCTTTGCCCTTGAGCCTGCGATTTGTTGTGGATTTGTTTGATATGAAATAGGAGAGAGGTAACGTGATGACGTAACCGCGCGTGCTGTCAATGACAATGTCATTGATTTTCATAGACGCGGGTTCGGAGGATGTCAAATATCTCTCAAACTCATCATTGCGACCGGCTGATTTGTGGAACAGGATGGCACGGGACAACATTTGAACTGCTGGATTGGATTGGACTTGATTGGTGTAATGTTGCATTGAATTGAGCAAAGTAATTCAATTTTTATTATTTATTATATTTTAATTCGCAATATATATTAAATAAAAATAAAATGAAACCATTGCATCATTTAATGGTGGTGGCGTTGAAGAATGCGTTAATTGTGGTTTCCGCATTCGCGCTGTATGAACTGTTTGCAGAATTAAAGGAACAATGGCACGAAAAATATCCGGATAGTGTAGACACACATATGCATTATGCGCGACTGCTTCATTTGTTGGCCATTTTTTTGACTGATTTTGCAATTGGATGCATAATATATTACATATTCCACATTATAAGCTGATAATGACTGCGCTGAACTACGTGTCAAGCATTGCGCCCTAATAACGTGGTTCCATGAGGGAAAGGTTCGGACACAACGGCTCGGGGAAAGGAGGGGTTCGGGGCCAAAGGCAATAAGCGCAGCGACTGCGCTGAACTACGTTCCCCGATTAGAACCACGGCTGCAGTTCAAGTGTCTTGTCATTTTCGGCCGAATAAATGGGGCGGTCAATCGGCTTGTACATGGTGCTGGCATCGCGTTTGTATTGAATGTAAGACCGCGCTTCGTTATAGAGTTTCGGCACAAACATTTCAACAACGATCTTGTTGAGCGCAGCAATTTGGCCGGGAATGTCGGTTGCTAAATTCATGGCGCTCTGCAGAAACACGCTGCGCATGATCATTTTCAGGTTGTCGCAGTCTTGGGGGCCGATCAGGTATGCACTCTTGGACATGGCGTATACGCCGTTGCGCAGCCCGTTTTGCACGATCTCCATGTTGCCCGTGCTGAAAAAGGCGTCGCTGAGCGCCGTGTTCTCCCAGTTGCCGGTCATGGCATCGCGAAACGACGAGCACGCGCTAGAATTCGGAATTTTATCATACATGGCAAACTGCTGCTCAACCGTTGGGCCTAAAATGTCAATGCGGCCGTTGGGCCTGACGTGTTTTTTTGCATTTGCATTTGTTGCATTGGGTGAGGGTTTGGACGAGTATGCCGAACCGTGGATTTGTTGGTGCTGCATTCAGTATTTATGTGTGTATGTGGTTATGTATGTAAGTTATTGAATTATATACATATAATTATTTTTATTTGTTAATCTTATTGTTTTAGGTGGTGGTTTTAGGTGGTTTTAGGTGGGCATGTTGGCACTCCTTGAGTTCCAGCAGGTATGCCATTGTATTCGCATGGAATGGATATAGTTGGGGGTGTGCAGGTTTTCCCGTCTGCATTCACCGTCCAATAATCAGGACATGTGGGCGTTTCCGGAGGCCATGCGATGGTGCTGGATTGTCGGTACAGTGCATACCCTATGAAAATCATTGCCGCAATGAGCATGACAATTGCAATAATGAGCACAATGCGCTGAAAGTTAAGTCCGGAAGACGTAGAACCTTGATTTGGATCCATATTTAGAAATAAATATACAATACATTTTTATTTTATATTTCCAGTCGCATGAAATTATAGATTCCATGCAATTTAATATTAAACACAATGATAATTTATTACATAACAATAACACTGGACCACTTTGCTTAAGTAAATGAAACCGGTCAAACCCAAAGTCATTAAAAATAAAATTGGAATAATGCCAGAGCCAAAACCAGTAGCAGCAACAACAGCAGCAACAACAACAACAGCAACAACAACAACAGCAGCAACAACAACAACAGCAGCAACAACAACGACAGCAGCAACAACAACAGCCCCAAATAATGTCGTCGTCATCAATTACAATGAGGTGCTGGGACGTGAATCCGTTGTGAGCGACATTGCAGCGGCCCTGAATGCATTCCAGAGTAAAAAGGGCGATTTAATGATCAAACGTGGCATTTATGTTTACGGAAATCCCGGCGTGGGAAAAACCGAATTCATTGTGCAGTTGCTAAAAACCCTGAACTATGACATGGTGAAATATGATGCGGGCGACATACGCAACAAGTCCATCATTGACCTCATAACCAACCACAACATGAGCGAGCACAGCGTGCTTTCCATGTTTCAGAAAAACCCGAAACGAATCGCCATTGTAATGGACGAGATTGACGGCATGAACAACGGCGACAAGGGCGGCATTAACGCGCTGATCAAACTCATGCGCCCAAAAAAGACGAAGAAGCAGCGATTGGAAGACGTCACCATGAATCCGATCATATGCATTGGGAATTATCACATGGACAAAAAGATCCGCGAATTAATGAAAGTGTGTGTGACGTTTGAAATAAAAACACCCACGCTGGAGCAGGTTGGTGTCATATTAAAATCGGCACTGCATTCGTGCAATCCAACGCTGCATAAAAATATGGCGCGGTTCATACAAGGCGATCTTCGCAAAATTGCAACTATCAGCAGTATATTTAATAACAACCATGACAATGATAATTCGGACAATTACAATAGCGCGCTCATTCAAACCATTTTTCAGCCGAAAACCAACAACGAGGACAGTAAGACCATTGTCAAAAAACTGATAAATTCGCCGTGTAAATTGACGGAGCATTCCGCGCTCATGAATGAAACGGATCGCACCATTGTGGGGTTGTTGTGGCACGAAAATGTGGTGGACGTGCTGGCAAAACAGCCGCAGCAAATGGAAGCCTTTCGTTTTTACAAGGAAGCGCTGGACAATATCTGCCTGGCGGACTACATTGACCGCATCACGTTTCAAAAACAGATCTGGCAGTTCAATGAAATGAGCTCTCTCATTAAAACCTTCTACAATAATAAATTGTATCACGAACGGTTTGCAACGCGCCCTAAATTCAACCCGGACGAAGTGCGATTCACCAAAGTGCTGACCAAATACAGCACCGAATACAACAATGCGCTATTCATTCAAATGATGTGTCAGAAATTCGGGATGGACAAGAAAGATTTGTTTGCATTTTTCTTAAATGTGTTTTCTGTTAATGACGCCGACAATCATGTCTGCATTGACACCATCATAGAAGAATTTGAAATCACGAAACTGGACATTCAGCGCATGCAGCGCTATTTGGACAAATGCACGTATCCCAGCGAAGTTTTGCCGGATGATGTGGGCGATGAATGAACCGGGCTTCAACTGAGGGGGGCAAAGCCCCCTTTCGCAATGACTTCATCCCGGTCCTTGATGATGGCAAGCAGGTCCGAGTTCTCGCGAATTTTTTTGTTGCATAGTTCCCGCATCTTTTCCAGCTTTTCGGCTTGTGACTGCATAGTTTGAATCAATTCCTCTACGGTCATGCTGCGACTGATCGCGTTCGGCGCCTTTAATGTTATGACGGTCTTCAAAACGGCATCCTGTTGCTGTTGTTGTTGTTGTTGTTGTTGCTGTTGCTGTTGCATTTGTTGGTGTCGTTGCATTTTTTCGTTGATTTGTTGCAGCACGTCAGGTTTCATTGAGGGGTGCCCTGGTTCATAGGTTTGCAAGGCGGCATCTATGTCTTGCATGTAAAACTGAAGCAGCGCTGGCTCCTTAATGAAATCCGACACCGTTTTTGTGCTGACCCGCATGTTTTGGTCGCGGCCCATATTTTTGAGCAGCATGCGTTTGTCAAACGTATTGTGCTCGTGTGAAAACACGAGAATGACTTTCATGGGATCCAGCTGTGCCATGGGAACAGTGTATCCGCGCAAAAATGCGCGCTCTTCGGCCAGGCACGCATCTTCATCGTATGCCAGATTCATGCTGGACAGTATATTTTTCCAAAACGCAAATGTGGCTGCGGTGGCGTGATTCGGTCCGTAGGGTCCAAACTGCACCATTTGGCCTTCACTGCCGCCACCAAAGCCCTTAAAATGAATGCACATTTCGCTGCTGCCTGCCAGCTTAATGCCCGTTTTTCGTTTTCGGTGGTCCAACAGGGTGGTTACCGCGTGCGACACGCGCTCGGGCGGGTAGTAGTCGTCGTCATCCATGTAGACGATGATTTCACCCTGCGCCTTTTCGTGCATCAGGTTGCGTTTCTTTCCGAGAGAAATTTTATCGGCGAGATTGAAATACCGCACGCATTCATGATGTGATACGAGATCGCCGACCGGGTCGGTGCCATCATCCACAATGATCCACTCCATGCGGTCGCGGGGATACGTTTGATGATTGAAACACGCCAGCATGGCGGCAATGAACGGGCGACGGTTGAACGTGGGAGTGCACACGCTGACCAATGGTTTGTTGTCCGGATTTTTTTGTTGCATTGTAGCTTATTGTTATAATGCAACATGGGTTTATTATGTTTTGTTTAATTTTATTGATCTGGATTGTCTTGTGGTACCTCCATGTATCCATCATTCGCACCATCATCATTCGCAGCACCAGCAGCAACAGCAGCAACAGCAGCAACAGCAGCTTTACTGCCATATCCCTTCATATAGTGTGATACTAACCCGACCACAAACACGACGACCGCCATAGCCCCAGCGGTGCTTGGTGGCAGTTGATTTGCCGCAATAATGAGTGCGGCAATGACAAACACGACAATCAAATACGACATCCGCTTGGTGAATTCGTCACTAACCTTATCTGGATCGCTAATTAATCGTTTAATGAAAAACAAATAGATCAAATAAACGAATTCATAAAAGATGGGAAAAATTGAAACCAGGCCCAAAACAAATGTCAATGCTGCGGAAATACAAAATAGCCACAATTTGTGTACTCCATTTCCATTCAATTTACTGAATGCAAACAATCCTGCAAACCATCCAACAATGCACGTTAGAAACACGCCATGCAACATGATTAGCATTGATAGTTGGGTCCATGCTCCAAAAAGCATCCACAGAATGAAAGAAAGAATGCTTGTGTCGTCTGTCATTTTGGCAATCCACTTTTTTGTAAAATTAAAATAGTTATGCAACACCCATCCGCCTAAATGATAGGAGGATTCCTGCGTTTCTTGCCACCACCAATTTATTTTTTGCACTTTATCTGATTCCACGCCGATAGTTTTGCATTTTAAAAACCGACTAGCGTATGGATTTTCACCACCTTTTTTAATGTCATCGTCCAGCGGTTCGCCAACGGGATAATCCTCGTCCGTGTTAATTAACTTAGCATTTAAATAATTGCATGTGGTCACGTAGCAAAATAAAAAGAATGAAACAAACAATTGCAATATTGTTATCATATAATTGTATGCGTCGGTGGATGAAACTTGATCTTGACCATTTGTGGTTGCAATTAATGCACCAGTGCCTGGGGCATATTTTATATTTTTGAGGTTCATTGTGTTGATGCGTTGATCGTTGTGTAAAAAACAAAGTATTATAATACTAAATTATTATAATATTCAAAAACCACACGGTTTCTACAATCCATGATTCAAAACAACCAATGACCGCCGTGCTAAAGTTGAGGTTATCTCGCATACATGAGTGCGCAGTTGCCGCCAATGAATGTAATCACATTGTATCTCTCTTCCAGCACCGTGAGGTCGTAGTTGTAATCGTAAATGCGCCACTGCGGTTTGTTGACTCCAATGGGGATGCTCGTTGCTGGATCGCAGATCGTGTAAAAGTTGGCGCTTGGGTCCAGCGGCGGCACATAAGTGGTGAATTCCAGCTCAATGGTGGAGAACTTGCTCATGTTGATGGCGCCGCTGGGCTGGTAGGTGGAAAGGTTCGAATCCAGCCCGAAGTTGTAGATATAAAGCCCGAACGGCGCTGAACCCGTGGTTCGGACGTATTTTTCCACGTAGTTGTAAATGCCCGCTTCCAGTGTGTTTTCGCGGTACGAACCATTCAGCAGGATGCCGAGCTGTTGCAGAATCTCGCGCTGGTTCTCCACATTGTAGTCATTTGTCACAAAAAGCAAGGTTGGATCAGTGCCCGGTTCCTCTCCTGGACCAATGAGTTCAGATTGATTGCATGGGTTCAGAAATCCATTTTCTTCACTTATTGACAATGATGACGCAGGCACAACGTCGTCCGGAATCACATTGTTGTAGGGCCAATTCGTGTAGTTGGTCCACTGGTTGCGCAGGTTAATGTCGCTGCGCTGAAAGATGAACATCCACGTCGCCACCATACCCATCGTGTTCTGCAGCTCCACGCGGTGACTGCCCGTGATGTTCTTGAAATCCCACTCATAGGCTTCCTTAAGAAGGTACTTCTGTTCCTGAGATGCAAACACGCGTGACTCCTCGGCCGACAGAAAGCAATACGTGGAGAGCAGGTGCACGTCCGCGTTCCAGTCCGTCCGCTTGTCAGCATAAGCATTGGCCCCAATGATGTCTGCAGCGGGCGGCGGCTGCAGGAAGCGGTAAAATTGATAATCCGGTTCGTTGAAATTGGGCTGAATGAAGGGCGCTTGGGCGACCTCGGCGGGCGTCGTTGCCGGATAAGTGACATCGCGCGTGACAAAGAGGTCGCGCACCGGGCGCATGACCACATCAATTTGCAGCTCGTTGTATTGCAGCGCGACGAGTGGAAATGCGGTGCGACTGTTGTTGCAGAACCACGCGTTAAGCGGAATATAAAGCCTGCGACCGCGAATGGAGGGTTCCGGTCCCTGCTGGCTTGTGTTGTAATACACGTTGGGATAGGTGTTTTTGCGCCCAGAAAAGTTGGCGGGATCGTTCAACTCGGCGGTGTTGCCGGTCATGCTGTCATAGAGAAAGCGCTTGGTGCCGTTCAGATCGCGCTGCACTACCGCCTGCAAGTATTTCCCCGTCATGCGCTGCAGAATTTGGCCGCCGACGGAAAATACCACCTCCTTGATCATCTGTGTGCCCAGATTTTCAATCCAGCGGAACTCGTAGGGATGCCACACGTCGTTGCACGCCAGCGGAGGGAAAATCGGGCTCCAAATGGTGGGCAGGGTGACCACCAGGTAAGTGTCCATGAGCAGCTCTGCATAGCGTGGCACCGTAAACGTGAACCGCGATTCCTCGCTCATGCGCAGATTACGCAATCCGGTGAAATCAATTCTAAACTTTTGCATTCCGAAATTGGTGTATTTGGCATACGTAGTTTTGAAAAACGATTTTTTAGGATTGGAATTTAGAATAATATTTTGATTGCCGTATGACACAATGTTCAATAGTCCGCCCGTCATTTAAAGCACGTGGTGTATTATTATTGTATATTGTTGTTATTATTTTATTGTGATAATGTAATATCGGACAATTACATTTATATTTAAATCATTGTATTTGCATTAATATCAGAACATGGCCACTGAGATGCAACCCGTGGGTCCGAGTT